GGCGTGTATCTGTAAAGAGATATAAGATATATATAGTTTGTGTAAGCCTGGTAAGTATCAATATCAGATTAGAGAAATAATAGTACATAGCCATACACTTTTTATTCCCTATAAAAGCAGATAAGAAACCATAAAGCCTATATATGAATAATAAAGATTGTTATATAAGAAAATAATAATATTAGAAAGTCATTGATTAGAATATTATTATATTAGAGAAAGGCAACCCCCCACAGGCACACGAGAATATATATATAGTTCCATTCCTGCTATGGTGGGAAATATCAATACTAATAAAATATATTCATAAACACACTATGTTGGGGTATTAATAAAATAAAACACAAGATAGGGCGATTTGGTTTGCAATGTTAAAAAAAACATATAGTATTAGAGGTGGAGTATTATGTCTAGAGAACGAGCACAACATATCCTAAGGGAGCTAAACAAGCGACAAGAGGAAAACAGATTAAACTACTACCAACCCTACGCCTTTCAAGAAAGATTCCATAAAGCAGGTGTTGATGCCAATCAAAGACTTCTTATGGCAGCGAACAGAGTAGGTAAGTCGTATGTAGGTGCTATGGAAATGGCAGCTCATCTAACTGGACTGTACCCTAAGTGGTGGAAAGGTAAGAAGTTCGATAAGCCCATTAAATCCTGGGTATGTGGAGCTTCTAATGAAACCACAAGAGACATCTGTCAAAAAGAATTATTTGGGCAACCAGACAACCCCAGAGATAAAGGGAAAGGATCTATCCCTAAACATCTCATTGGCGAAACCACAAGGAAACCAGGTGTGCCTAACGCACATTCCTCGGTACTTGTAAAACACAGCACAGGTGGGTGGTCTAGGGTTGCCTTTAAGGCTTATGAACAAGGTAGTGAAAAATTTATGGGGGAGAGTTTAGACCTTATTTGGCTAGATGAAGAACCACCCCAAGATATCTACTCACAATGTATTACTAGAACACTAGACAGGCGAGGACAAGTCTATATGACCTTTACTCCTGAATCAGGTATGACTGAGGTAGTACAGAATTTTACCTCTGATCTAAGACCAGGACAGTCATTGTTGACAGCAGGCTGGGAAGATGCCGAACACCTAACCGATGATATGAAAGAACAGATTTTACAAGCCTTACCAGCTCATGAGAGGGAGATGAGGTCAAAAGGCATACCAATGATAGGATCAGGGCTAGTATTTCCTATAGATGAGGATAATCTAGCTATAGAACCTTTTACCATACCCCCTCATTTTGCAAGGATTGCAGCAATAGATTTTGGATATGACCACCCTACAGCAGTGGTATGGATAGCTTGGGATAGAGATAAAGACATTGTATACGTTTATGACTGTTATCGAATGGCTAAACAAATACCGAGTTATCATGGATCACACATCAATGAACGAGAAGGCTCTGACTGGATTCCTATAGTATGGCCACACGATGGATACCAACACGATAAAGGAAGTGGTGTTACCCTAGCCGAGCAATACAGAGATGCTTATGTCAATATGTTACCCTTTCACTTTGAAAATCCTCCTGCATTAGGGCAGAAAAAGGGTGGAAACAGTGTAGAAACAGGACTTATGGACATGCTAGATAGAATGGAGTCTGGAAGATTTAAAGTATTTAATACCCTTTATGACTGGTTTGAGGAGTATCGTATGTATCATCGTAAAGATGGAAAGCTAGTTAAACTTAAAGATGACTTAATGTCGGCTACACGATATGCTGCATTGAGTCTAAGACATTCAACAACTAAAAATTCACGCTGGGAATCCAAGGGTAGATTAGGCCCTGATGTCGCAGTCGTGTAAGGAGAAAATTATGCTTTTACTAGACCAATTATTAAAAAAACACCCATTACTTAAACAACTAGGTGGTTTACCTGGACTTTCTATGATTCAGAAAGTAAGCAGAAAAACACCAGCAGGTAAACTTATAGACAAATACCCTTCTGCTGGAATGTCAGCAGCTTCGATGTTTAAAAAAAGGTACGGAAAATAAATGGCTAAAAAGATGACCGATGATGAATTAGCATCGAAACTGAGTAATGAGATAGAGTCTGCTTCAGGCGATTTTAATACTGAGCTTTCAGAACAAAGAGAAAATGCTATGAAGTATTATCTCGGAGAACCTTTCGGTAATGAGATAGAAGGTCGTTCTGAGATTGTTACAACTGATGTTAGAGATACTATCGAATACATTATGCCTAGCCTTATGCGTATTTTTACTACACATAACAATGTCGCTGAGTTCGAGCCACAAGGCCCTGAAGATGTCGAAATGGCACAACAAGCTACCGACTATGTTAACTATGTCTTTAATAAGCAAAATAACGGCTTTAAGGTCTTGTACGATGCCTTTAAAGATGCTTTGATAAGTAAGACTGGAGTTATTAAACATTTCTGGGAAGAAAAAAAAGAGGTATCTCACGAAACATACGAGAACCTAACTGAGATTGAGTATCAATCAATCCTAGCAAATGATGATCTTGAAGTTGTAGAACACACAGAAACTATAATTCAGAAACAACAGGTTGATGACTATGGAACTTTAATTAGCCCCAAAGTTGTTGAACACGATGTTAAAGTAAAAAGAACTAAAATAGATGGACAAGTTAAGGTAGTATCTGTACCACCTGAAGAATTTTTAATATCAAGAAGGGCTACTTCAGTAGAAGATGCTAGTTTTGTATGTCATAGAGTTAAAAAGTCAGTATCGGATTTAATTTTAGAGGGATATCCTAAATCTCTTATAGAAGAATTACCTAGTTATACACAGTCAAATGCTGAATTAAACGAGGAAAGAATAGCAAGATTTAGTTTTGATGATGATTCATTACCAGCAGACGAAGGTAGTGGCCCATCAAGAAAAGTTTGGTTAGAAGAATGTTATATACATCTTGACTACGATGGCGATGGTATAGCAGAGTTAAGAAAGATTACTAAAGGTGGTAATATAATACTGGATAATGAGGAGATTGATTCAATTCCTTTCTCAACTATCTGCCCACTACCGATACCTCACAAGTTTCATGGCATGAGTATTGCCGATACAGTACAAGATATTCAGTTAATTAAATCTACTATCATGAGAAATCTTCTTGATAATATGTATTTAACTAACAATGCAAGATATGCAGTATTAGCAGGACAGGTTGAATTAGATGATCTATTATCTTCTAAGCCAGGTGGAATCGTTAGAATGAGAGCACCAGGAGCTGTTACAGCTTTACCTACCCCACAAATACAACCTTATGCTTTCCAAATGGTTCAATACCTAGATGGTATTAGAGAAGAAAGAAGTGGTGTATCTAAGATGACACAAGGATTAAATCCAGATGTATTAACTTCACACGTTACTTCAGGGGCAATATCAGCAGCGACAGAGTCCTCTATGCAAAGGATTGAGCTCATAGCACGTATGTTTGCAGAAACAGGCATTAAAGACCTATTTAGGAGCATATATGCCCTAGTACAAAGATATGAAGATAGACAGAAAATAGCTTATCTTAATGGTAAGTTTGTACCTATAGATGTATCTCGTTGGAAAGAAAAATTAAATTGTACTGTTAATGTAGGAGTTGGCAGTGGTAGTCAATCAGCTAAGACTCAAACAATGGGTTCTATTATGCAGATAATACAAGGGTTAATACAAAATGGTGGAATGGGATCACTCGTTACACCACAAAATATATACAATGCAGTAAGTGAATTTATAGCACAATCAGGATATAAAAATGCAGACCAATTTATATCTAATCCACAGATGATGCCACCTAAACCACCACCTGAACCTACGCTAGAAGAAAAAGTAGAGCAAAGAAAAGCACAAGTAGAATTACAAAAACTACAACTACAAGCTCAAGAATTAGAAATTGAAACGCAACTTAAAGCACAAGAGTTAAAACTTAAACAAGAAGAAGCTGCAATCAACCTTGCTCTTAAACAGCAAGAGTTAATGATTAAGAAATCTCAACTTGAGTTAAACGAACAAGAACTTGCATTAGAAGCTGTGCAAAATAGACCTGTTGGAATAGGGCCAAGCTAATGGCATATCCTAAATACTCAGGTCATGGAAAAATTGAAAGAAACAAATTAGTTTCTAAGAAGATTAAGATGTTAAGGAAAGAAGGTAAGCCACAGAAACAATCTGTAGCAATAGCTTTAAATACTTACCCTAAAAGAAAGAAATTACCACTAGCATGAAAGATTTAAACGAGTTAAATACAGAAATAGAACTTATTAAAAAAGATATCTATGATATTAAAAATAACCATTTACAACATATTGAAAAAGATATGAGAGATGTAAAAATAGAAGTCTTTAGATTTAAGTATATAGCTTATGGAGCTATAGTTATTTTTGTATTAGCAACAGATAAATTTACAAACTTATTGAGGTTATTATAATGTACGGAAATAAACCAATGAAAAAGAAAAAGAAAAAGGGTAAATGTTAACTAAATTACAAAAAGCAACTCTTGCAAAACATAAGGTTCATCATACTGCAAAGCATATGGCCTTTATGCGTAAAGAAATGAACAAGGGAAAGACTTTTACTCAATCACATAAACTAGCAATGAAAAAGGTAGGCAAATGAGTTTATACGCAAACATAAATAAAAGGAAGAAAGCAGGTACAAGTAGAAGTAAAAAGAAATCTACTATAACTAAAAAAGCCTATGCAAATATGAAAGCTGGATTTCCTAAAAAGAAAAAGAAGAAGGGATAAATTGTCTAAATTTGATATAAAATCAGAACTTACAAATACAGAATTACAACAACTAATGTTGAAATATCGACTTTCAATAAATGAGGTATGCTTGAAAACATCTATTCCTAGGAATGATATTCAGGGTTATCTCGCTGGGAGAAAAACTATAACCACAGACTTTGTGGATAGAATCAACCAAATAGGAGAAGACAATGGCAGATAAAGACAGTGCAATAAAAGAAGGACAAAATGCTGAGAGGTTATTAACAGACCCTCTATTGATAAAATCTTATGAAGTTATCCAAAATGATATTTTTCAACAATGGATAAGAACAGAGATAGAAGAATCTAGTAAAAGAGAATCTTTATATTTTTCATTAAGAGGAGTCTTAACAGCTCAAAATGTTCTTGTTAATACTATGGAAAATGGAAAGATAGTTGAAAACGAATTAAAGGGAGGTAAATAGTCATGGCAAAAGATGATATCCCTGTACAAGAATCCACTAATCGTGGTGTGCCTGTAACTGATGTAAGATCAGCACAAGCAGCACTTCAAGGTATGATGAGCACTCCAACGGAGCAAAGCGAAGAAGACCAAGAAGAAACAGAAGCAACGGAAGAAGTTTCTGCACAGGACATGGAGTCCGAATCAGTTGAAACAGAAGCAAGTAATCCTGATGGATTATCTGCTGATGATTTAGTAGACCAAGACCAAATAGAAGAAAGTCAGACACCTGGCACATACACCATTAAAGTAGATGGTAAAGATGTAGAGGTTACTCTCGATGAACTTCAAGCTGGTTACAGTAGACAAGCTGATTACACAAGAAAAAGTCAAGTATTGGCAGAGCAACGCAAAAAAGCTGATGAAGAATTAGCTGCGACTCAACAAGAAAGACAGCGTTACTTATCACAACTTGAACAATTTAACACTCAGGCAGATTCTAAAATAAATGAACTTGCAAAAACTGACTGGACTAAACTCAAGGAAGAAGATCCAACTGAATATATGTTGAAAAGAGATCAATATAGAGAACTTCAGGATAATAAAAGAATAGTTGAAGATGAACAAAAAAATCTTCAATACAAACAACAACAAGAGCATGAAGCTAAATGGCAAGAAGAACTTGGCAGACAGCAAGAGATTATGGTTCAAAGACTACCTGAATGGGTTGATCCTGACAAAGGCCCAAAACTTAAACAAAATATAAAAAGTTTTGCAGTTAAGAAAGGATTTACCGAACAGGAAGTTAATAGCTTAATTGATGCAAGGTCTGTAGATGTTCTACATAAAGCCATGTTGTATGAAAATCTTTTAGCAGCTAAGATTTCTAATAAGAAAACTAAAGTTGTACCTAAAGTTCAAAAACCTGGTTCTCTAGCAACAAAAGGTGAAATATCTAGTGATAAAGTTAAAGCACAAAGAGCAAGGTTAAGGAAGACTGGGCATGTAAATGATGCTAAAAGCGTTATTGAAAGTCTAATGAACTCTTAGCCTAATACAAAACTTTTTTAATATAGGTAATCAAAAATGGCAATTTATACTAACTCTTATGAAACTTTTGATAGTAACAATAAGAGAGAAGACTTGGCGAATGTTATTTATAACATCTCACCAACAGAAACTCCATTTATGTCTAGCATTGGTACTGGTTCAGCTGGTGGCACAAAGCATGAATGGCAAACAGATAGTTTAGCAGCAGCAGCAGCTAACCTAGTAATTGAGGGTGATGACTCTCCAAGCAGAGCTTTAACAGCTACTTCAAGACTATTAAACTACACACAGATTTCTACAAAACCTGTAGTAGTTACTGGTACTCAAGAAGTTGTTAACAAAGCTGGTGTTTCTTCAGAGATGGCTTATCAAATAGCTAAAGCTGGTAAGGAACTAAAAAGAGATATGGAACTAGACATGACTGGTAAACAGGCAGCAGCAGCAGGTTCTTCAGGCACAGGTCGTGCTTCAAGAGCATATGAGTCTTGGTGTAATACCAACGAACTTCATGGTGCTGGTGGTTCTACTAACGGAGCTGGTGCAGTTACTGATGGTACTCAAAGAGTACTAACAGAAGCACTTTTAAAATCAAACTTAAAAGCATGTTATGACCAAGGTGGTAATCCTGACCTATTGTTAGTTGGTTCATTCAACAAACAAAAAGTATCAGGCTTTACTGGTAACTCTACTCGTATGGACATGGCAGAAGATAGAAGTCTAGTGGCTACTATTGATGTTTATGTTTCTGACTTCGGTGAAGTTAGAGTAGTAGCTGACAGGATCTTAAGAAGTTCAGGAAGAACTGCACTTGTGGTTGATACAGAAATGTGGTCAGTTGCATATCTAAGACCTTTCGGTGTACAAGACTTAGCGAAAACTGGTGATGCTGAGAAAAAGCAATTACTAGTTGAATATACTTTAGTTGCTAAAAATGAAGCAGCTAATGGTAAAATCGCTGATTTAACTACATCATAATAAAATTTTACTTTCCTCATAGTTAGTAAAGGGTGGGGTTTTGCACTCCAATGTTTCCCCACCCACCTAGATACATTAATGATGGCCTTGAAGAACGTATCGCTTCGGAACGAGGGTCGTTAATATGGAGAATATTTAATGAGAACATTAAATGATTATTTTGTAAACGCAGAGATAGAAGATATATCTACTGCATCAAGTACGTTTGTACCAATACCTGATGGTGGTAGAGTAATTAAAATTATTACTGCACTACAAGGAGCTATTGGAACTGCAAATGGTGGTATTAGTTTTGAAATTGGTGGCACTGCTATTACTGGTGGTGGCATTACAGTAACTCAATCAGGATCAGCAGCAGGTGATGTTGACACAGCAGAACCTACAGCAGCTAATAGAGTTGAAGAAGATGGTTCTATTGAAATGATTACAAATGGAGCATCATCAAATGCAGTTAAACTATTAGTAACATTCGTAATTAGGAGATAAGCATGGCAAATTGGTTAGGTGGTTACAGAGTAATAGCGAATCACACAAGAACGACAAGTAGCTCATCAGCACAAACATCGGCTTTCAATGATAGTATTGAATATGTAAGAGTAACAACTACTGGTCCAGTATTTATTGAGTTTGGAGCAAATCCTACAGCAGCAACTGCAACTTCAATATACATGGCAGGAGATGAATCTATCATATTTAAAATAGATGGTGGCATGAAAATGGCAACCATTCACGCTAGTGGAACACCTACTGTTTTTGTTCAGGAGCTTAGTGAATAAATGAAAAGAAGGCTAGGAGATGGCGAAACCTTTCATTTTTCAGAACATTCAGGGGAATTTGCAATACAATACAAATCCCCTGATTTGTCTAAATTGATACAAAACAATAAAAGACTACAAGAGGAAGATCATCACATGAGAGATGACTTTCGTTTATGTGCTAGAATACCAGTAATGGTTGCACAAGAATGGAAGATTAAATTTGGAATTGATATAAACAAAAAACAAGATATGAAGGCTATTAAGAAATTACTTAACAGTCCTGATTATAAATATTTAAAGACAACTAGTAGAGTAATATAATGGCAATATCAACATACGCAGAACTCAAAACATCTATAGCAAACTGGTTAGATAGAAGTGATTTAACCGATGTTATTCCTGATTTTATTGCTTTAGCTGAAACAAGACATAAAAGAGATTTTAAGATTAGAAGAATGGAAACTAGGGTAACAGCTAATACTATAGCTGATACTGAGTATTATACTTTACCTGATAATTATATTGCTATGCGTAATATAAAACTTAACACAGATCCTAAAACTCCTTTAGAGTTTTTAACGCCTGAAATAATGGATAGATTACAAGCAGGAAGTAGCGTGGGTTGTCCAAAATCTTATTCAATTAAAGGCAACGATATACAAATTAGACCTATTCCTGATGGTGTTTATGAAATAGAAATAGCTTATTACAAAACATTTACTCCTTTATCAGACTCTAATACTACAAACGATATGCTTACACATCACCCTGATGTTTACTTATATGGTGCGTTAGTCGAAGCAGAACCTTATTTACAAAATGATAAAAGAATACAAGTTTGGTCTGGATTTTATGACAGAGCCAAAGAAGATATTATAAAATCAAACGAGAGAGATAGACACTCAGGCACAGCACCTGTAACAAGAATTGACTACGGATTATATTAATGACTACATGGACTATAGTTTCTACAGATTCTACGACATGGAGTGTTATACAAAATACATCTGAGGGATATTTTGAAACAGAAGATAATTTAGATTTATTAGTAACAGAAACAGGATTACTGTTTCAACAAGAAGGGGGAGTTGTTATAGCTCCTGATGACTGGCAAGATACTCCAGCTACAGCAACTACAACATGGACTGAACAATAAATGGCAACACAAAAGTTTACAGATTTAACAGCAACAACAACTCCTAATACAGAATCTGTATTTGCTATCGCTTATTCAGGTTCTAACTTTAAGTTAACTATTACAGATTTAGCATCTAACTTACCAGCAGTTACAGCAACAAGTTTAACATCTTCAGGTACATTAACTACATCAGGCAACGCTACTATAGGTGGTGATTTGACGATATCAGGCGATGATCTGACTATGGGTACAAACACAAGTGGTGCAGCTTTAATAGCCGATGGAACGAATTTTAATCCTGTGGTTATATCAGGCGATATATCTATAGGTACTACAGGTACAGCAGCGATTGGTACAGGCGTTATTGTTAACGCTGATGTCAATGCAAGTGCAGCTTTAGCTTTTTCTAAGATGGAAAACCTAACAGCATCAAGAGCATTAGTATCAGATGGTAGTGGAGATGTATCGGTATCAGCAGTAACATCTACTGAAGTAGGATATTTAGATGGCGTAACATCAGCAATACAAACACAATTAGATGCAAAAGCATCATCAAGTTATGTACCTACTGCAATTACAGTTGCAGATGAATCCTCAGACACTACTTGTTTTCCCTTGTTTACAACGGCAGCGACTGGGGATCTAGGTCCAAAGACAGCATCAGGATTAACTTTTAACTCAAGCACAGATGTATTATCAGGAACTTTTGCAGGAAACATTACAGGTAATGTAACAGGCAATACTTCAGGCACATCAGGTTCGACTACAGGAAATGCAGCAACAGCAACAGTTTTAGCCACAGCAAGAGATATTGGTGGCGTTAGTTTTAACGGATCAGCAAGTATAAACTTGCCAGGCGTTAATACAGCAGGTAATCAGAATACATCAGGAAGTTCAGCTTCTTGTAGTGGTAATTCAGCTACAGCAACTCTTTCTACAAACGTAACAGTTTCAGATGAATCTACCGATACTACATGTTTTCCATTATTTGTTACAGCAGCGACAGGCGACCTTCCACCTAAATCAGGAAGTAATCTTGCCTTTAATTCTAATTCAGGAATTTTAACAGCTACTGGTTTTGCAGGTGCATTAACAGGGAACGTAACAGGAAATGCTAGTGGAAGTGCAGGAAGTTGTACTGGAAACAGTGCTACAGCCACTACATCTACAAATGTTACAGTAGCAGATGAAAGTAGTGATACTACTTGTTTTCCTTTATTTACAACTGCTGCTACAGGAGATTTAGCACCTAAGTCAGGTTCTAATTTAGCATTTAATTCAAGTAGTGGCATTTTAACTGCAACAGGATTTGCTGGAGCGTTAACAGGCAACGTAACAGGCAATACTTCAGGTTCTTCAGGCTCATGTACTGGAAATTCTGCAACAGCTACTTCAGCAGCAACCCTTACAACTGCTAGAAACATAGGTGGAGTTTCATTTAATGGCTCTGCAAATATAGATTTACCAGGTGTAAATGCAGCAGGTTCACAAAATACCAGTGGTACAGCAGCAGGACTATCAGCAACTCTTGCAGTAGGAAGTGGTGGTACTGGAGCAACTAGCTTAACAGCTAACGGAGTTATTATTGGTAATGGAACATCTGCTCTTACAGCAGTTGATTTATCTACCAAAGGAAAGATTTTAATTGGTGATGGCAGTGGTAATCCACAAGCATTAGCTGTAGGTACAAATACCCATATATTAACAGCAGATTCATCAGAAGCAACTGGTGTCAAATGGGCAGCAGCAGCAGGAGGAGGTGGTGGATTAGCAGTTGTTACAGCAGTAAATCAATATGACTCTTCAAGTCCTTATGCAAGTTATTCATATACAGGATTTAGTTCAAGTTATGATAATTATTTAGTTTTAGTACACGCTATTTCACTTGCTGGAGATGGAGATGTAAATTTCCAATGGCTAGATGATGGAAGTGCATTAACAGGTGGTGCTTATAGAGTTGCTCTAAATGGAATAGATAGTAATGCAACAGACAGACAATTAGCATCTAACAATGAAACTAGTCCAAGAATATTTGATGATTTAAAAGGTGGCGATGATGCTCCTTTTTCAGGATTTATGTATATGCAACTTGGTAGAGGTGGTCGTTGGGATAGTGATAGTTCAGATTCGGAAGGCAATGTTAGACCAATGGTTACTTGTGATTTTGTGGGAAAAGACCATTCAAACTATGCAAGGTCAGTACATGGTGGTTTTTATTATGATGCTGCATCTGGTAACACAATGAATGGTTTTAAATTAACATTTGGTGGTGGTGGTGCTAATAAAGTTTGTTTAACAGTTTATGGAGTTGTAAGGAGTTAATATGGCTAAAGACTTAATAACAGATGCTAGTGGAAATACAACAGAACAAGATGAGTCTGTTGAGTCAGCTAATGCAAGAGCAGAAAGACAGACTGCTAATGAAGCAAAAAGATATGCTACATATAGAACAGCAGGTTATTTAGATGAAGACACAAATCAGAACACTAAAACTGTTTATGGAAGATTAGGAGAGCAACTTGATATGCTCTTTAAAGATATAGAAGCAGGAAAATTTGGAGATACTGCTAAAACAGGCTCATGGTATACACATATTAAATCAGTTAAAGACAACAACCCCAAAGGCTAGGAGAAATTAAATGGGATTAGAAACAGGAACATATATATCGGACTTAAATAGTTCAAACCCAGTAGCTGGTGATCCAGTTAACGAAGGTGATGACCATATAAGATTGGTAAAATCTACAGTTAAAGCAACATTTCCTAGTATTACTGGGGCAGTATCAGCAACACATACAGAATTAAATTTACTAGATGGCGTTACAGCTAATACAGCAGAACTAAATTATGTAGATGTTGCAACACTTGGTACAGCAGAAGCATCTAAAGCCGTAACAGTTGATGCTAGTAAAGACTCAACAGGTATTAGAAACTTAACAGTATCAGGCACATTAACCATAGGCTCTAACACAGCAACAACTTTACAAGCTGTATATCCAGTAGGATCTATTTATATAAATGCAGCCGTAGCTACTAATCCTGGAACATTATTAGGGTTTGGAACTTGGGCAGCTTTTGGAGCTGGTAGAGTTATAGTAGGTTTAAACGCAGCAGATAGTGATTTTGATACAGTACAAGAAACTGGTGGGGCTAAGACTCATACATTAAGCACTGCTGAATTACCATCTCATACACATAATTCAAATTTTGTAACAGGTGGTACTGGAGTATCAGGCGTAAATACAGCAGGTAATTACGATGCAGCAACCAATGCAACAAGTGCTACAGGTGGTGGTGGAGCACATAATAACTTGCAACCTTATATCGTTGCATATATGTGGAGAAGAACTGCATAATGCCAACCCTCCAAATATTAAATCCGAAAGGAATGATTAAAGATACAAATGATACTGCATTACCTAATGAATTTTTTTCACATACACAAAATGCTAGGTTTGAAGATAACGCAGCTAAAAAAGTATTAGGTCAAGACCAAGTCTTTGGAACACCGACTGTAGCTCCCTATTTTGCCCTAAATTGGTCAACAGGAGCTAATAACTATTGGTTCTATGCTGGTTCAGCTAAAATCTACAGATACGATGGCTCTAGTCATACTAATTTTACAAGAGCATCAGGTGGAGATTACTCTACTAACTTAACAGCTTCAGGTAATTGGACTGGTTCTATATTTAATGGATTGGCTATTTTAAACAACGGAGTAGATGATCCACAATGCTTGGCAACAACAGGTGCTGGTGCATTTACGGATTTAACCAACTGGCCATCAAGTACAACTTGCAAAGTAATAAGACCCTTTGGTAATTATTTAATAGCTTTAAACATGACTGAATCTTCTACAAATCTACCCAACAAGGTTAGATGGGGAGATGCAGCAGAAAACCTTACGCTACCTAGTTCTTGGACAGCATCTAGTACAAACGATGCAGGTTCTGCAACAGTAGGTGATGCAGGTGAATTTATTGTAGATGGGTTTCCACTTAAACAATCTTTTATAATATATAAAGAAAACAGCACTTACATAATGACTTTTACTGGTGGTAACTTAGTATTTGATATTAAAAAACTATTTGATGACTCAGGCGTTTTATCAAGAAACTGTGTAGCAGAATTTAATGGTAAACACTTTGTAGTAACTAATGGTGATTTAATTGTCCATAACGGAGTATCTAAACAGTCAGTCGCAAGTACAATCGTTAAAAGAACATTATTTGAAGAAATAGACAGCACTAATTATGCAAACATATTTGTAACTCATAACAAACAAAAGAATGAAATATGGGTATCTTACCCAACAGTTGGCTCAACATTCTGCAATAAAGCCTTAATATGGAACTATGAAGCTAATGCTTTTAGTTTTAGAGAACTGCCTGATATTCTACATATAGCAACAGGTATAGTAAATCCAGGCTCATCAGCAGTCTTATGGTCAGGTCAATCACAAAGTTGGATAGCCTACAGCACTACTGAGAACTGGGGTCAAAGAAACTTTAACCCAACAGAAACTAGCATACTAATGTCTAGTACAGGAGATACTAAGCTATACAGAGCAGACAATGGGTTTGATTTTGCAGGATCTGACTTTACTATGATTTTGGAGAGAAAAGGATTAACCCTCGATGGTAATACTAATACAGTAAAACAAGTAAGAAAGATTACCCCAAGGTTTTCTAGCACAGGAACTGCTGAAGTATTTGTAGGAAGTTCTATGACCCCTGATGGTACATATACATACAAAACACAGCAAACTATAGACCCTGATACACAAAACAAAGTAGATGCTAGAGCCACAGGCAAATATATAGCTATTAAGTTCCAAAACACAACAGCTACAACTTTTGAATTAAACGGATATGATATAGAATATGAGGTAATAGGAGAACGATAAATGTCCCAAGCACCTAAATATACGCCTAATCCAGTACCTGATAATCCTGAAGATTTACCCCAATATTTGTTACAAGAATTTCAAAAAATACAAGCAGCATTAGAAGAAAACCCTACCACATTTATAGAGGTTAAAAATGTAGCTCCAAGCAGAATAAAACAAGGTGATATAGTGTACGGAGATGGTACAAACTTTAATCCAGGAAGTGGCGAAGGAATTTACTTTAGAAACGCAGCAGGGAGTTGGGTGAAATTATGAGTTTATATATATCAGGAATACCATCGGAAAGAATTGATGAAGTTTGGCTAGAGTGCGAACCTTATATAGAAATGGGTAATGGTAAAAGTAGAGATGAAATGTCTGTTATGGATATTTACGCAAGATTATCAGAAGCTCGTATGCAACTATGGTTAGTTTTTAACGAAGATAGAGAAATAATATCAGTTTTAACTACAGAGATTATAGACTACCCAAGAAAAACTGTATGTAGAATAGTTACATTGGGTGGCAAGGATCTAGATATATGGGTAGAAGATTGGTTAGAAACTATAGAAGAATGGGCATTAGAGAATGACTGTGTAGCTATGGAAACAGTTTGTCGGAAAGGATTTATAAAAAAACTAGAGAGATTTGGGTATGAAAACGCATACACAGTTCTCGTAAAAGAACTCACAACAATACATTAGAGGTAATATTATGAGCAAAGGAAGTGCACCTAGCACCCAAACAGTAAAACAAGAACCATATGAAGGTCAAAAACCTTATCTATTGGATTTATACTCAAAAGCACAGGCTTTACCAACTCAACAGTTTTATCCAAATCAAACTTATGCTTCGCCTAGTGATTTAACTTTTCAAGCAGAACAACTTGCACAACAAGCAGCTTTAGGGCCACAAAGCACTATAGCTGGTTCTATACTTCCTTCTATACAAGAACAGTTGATGAGCCCAGCACAAAGATTTTCTGATCCTCTATTACAAGAATCTTTAAGAGCAGGTTTAAGACCAATGGAAGAAAGTGCTTCAAGATTACTTCAACAAGCTAGGAGAGGTGCTACACAAGCAGGACAACTAGGTGGAAGCAGACAAGGTATACTAGAATCTGAAGTTATAAAAGATTTATTAACTAAACAATCAGATGTTGCATCTAGATTATATGGTGATGTATATGGACAAACTTTAGCTGCACAAGGTAGAGGACTAGGATTAGCTCCAACAGCTATGCAAAGTATAATGAGTCCATCAGCTAGTTTAGCTAATATAGCAACAGCTCAAACAGCAAGAGCACAGCAACCTATTGATGAAGCTATGCAAAGATTTGCATTTGAACAGGCAGCCCCAGGTCAAGCATTAAGTCAATATGCTAATATTGCTGGTAATACATTATTGCCAGGTTCGCAACAATCTACAGGAGCAGGAGCACAAGGCCCAGGTGCACTAGCAGGTGCAATAGGTGGAGGTGGATTAGCTTATGCTGCTGGTATGTCCAATCCTTATATAGCAGGGGCAGCAATCTTAGGAGGTTTATTAGGATAATGATTAATTTAAATAGAAATCAAATAGTAGGACAGTTAGGCCCTGATGGGAAACCAATAGGTTTGTTAGATGCGATGATGGGTGTTAGACCAATTATGAACCCAAATCCTTTTAATGTACCTAGTCCATCACAAATAAATTATAGTGATTTAACTAGAGAACTTGCTGAAAAACCTGTTGCTGGTAATCAAAACTTTAACTTAATGAATACATTTAGAAATATGTTTGATATGCCTACTACAACAAGCAGTATAGTAGATGGTCAAAAAATTACTGAAACAGTTATGCCTAATGTAAACAATGTTACAGATATAGCTGGGAAAGCTGCAACATCAGGAGCAGATCCATTAATGTTTATGAGTGCTCTTAGTGGTTTATTAGAACAAAATCAACCACCACCTATGCAAGTTATGCCTATGCAACAAGCAGTTAGGGGTAATCCAATTCAAATAGCAGATTTGAGTAGATTTTATGGAGGAATTTTATAATGAGTAATGGCATTTTAAATGATGAAGAAAAACTGACAGGTTTTAGAGGTTTGTTAGGAAATTTAGTTCTTCCAGGGTTAAGTGGACAACCCACTAACAAACAAATGATTGATGCAGCAATACTTAGAGGTAGTTTAGAATTATTAAAACCTAGACAAGCTGATGAAAACTTTGCATCTCAAATAGGAAGAAGTTTACAAGCAGGTACAAAATTTATTGATAGCTTAAAACCTGACTTAGATCAACAAATAAAACAGTTAGAGTTTGAACAATTAAGAAAACAAGTGGAAGGTCAAGAAGAACCTATTGAAAGAACTGTTACAGAAAGAAATTTAGAAAGAGATGCTTTAGCAGATCAGGCTTTTGGTTTTGGCGATTACGCTACAGAAATATTAGGAATTGGAGGTAGATTTTTTGGTGCAGACCCTACTCCTGAAACAACAATGTCTATAAGAAATATAGAAGGACTTAATAGAGATTTATTAAAAGGTGCTGCTTCAGAGGTATCAGGCAGACCATCTGTTTATTATCTTCAATTATCAAGAGATGAATTACCTGAACCTGGTTTTACAAGTACAGATGCAGATGCTCTTAGAAAATATGAAACTTTACAAGAAAGGTATAGAGGACAACTAAACAAAAACAGACAAGCCTTAGAAAATGCAAAAATAAGAGGAGATAATTCTAAAATATTTAAAATAGAATCTGCTATCGCTGACCAACAATATTTTGTTGAAAGGTTAGATGGAGTTACAGATTCTTTAAGAAAAGACTTAGGACAAGGGCCTACTGTTGAAACTGATTTTAGCACAACAACTCCAGTACAAAATTTAGATGATAAAGAACTAGATAATATTTTAATTGATTTTAACCAAAGAGGAGATTAACCAATGGTAGATGAAAAAGTAAAAACTCCTAGTGGTGGTCAATTTATAGAAGCTAGAAGAAATGCTGAAGCATATTTTGAAGATACCAAAAATAGAGGGAAAATATTGGTTAATGCTGGTCGTTTATCAAAAGAAGATTATTATAAAAAAATAAGATCAGTAGGAATAGAAACTGGTGTAATTGAGCCTAATGAATTTCCAGGAGGTGCTCCTGAATGGTTAGAACCTGCTTTAGAAATAGGTTTAGGAATTACAGGTTATGTTGCTGGTGCAGCACTAGGATTAAGAAAAGGAGCTCCTTTAGCAGGTGGTGCAGCAGGTTATGGTGCAGGTGCTGGATTAGGACAAGCATCTTTTGATGCAATTAATAAATTAACAGCAGATGAAGGACAAGTAGTAAAGCCTAACAATGTTATTTTAAAAGATGCCTTACAACAAGCAGGTATTGATGCAACTTTGTCTTATGGCATAGATAAAGTAGTTCTTCCTGGTTTAGGTAAAACTTTTCAAGTTGCAAAAAATGTTAGCATTGGTGCAAAAAACAAAGCTGTAAAAGGATTACAGGCATTTAGAAACAGATTGAGTCCTGAAGAACAAAAAAAATTCGTAGATAAGTTTGGTAAAGGTAAAGCAAGTGAAACAGAAATAGGTAAAAGTTATGCAAAATCAAAAGAAGAAAGTCAATCTATTATTAATGCTAATAGAGCACAACTAGAATCAGAAGGCTTAACACCTACAAGATATCAAGTTTTATCAGGATCAGGAACTATAGGACAGGTTTTAAGAGGAGCTTCTGATGCTGCACAAATTATTCCAGGTGCAAGTTTTTATGGAAAAAAATCTTATCAAAATACAGTAGATGATACATTAGCTAGTTTACAAAACCCAATTATTTCAGGATCAAATAAAAATTTAAACGATAGAGCAGCTTTTGCTTCAGGAAATGCTTTTATAAAAGACATAAAAGGAGATTATGTAAGAAATCCTGCAAAACTAGAAGCTATTGAAAAATCTTACGAAAGTTTACCTATAACAGCTTATTCTAATTTAATTAAAATTAGTGATGATAATATAGCAAGATATCGCAAAGATTATAAAGAATTTGATACTGGTTTAAAAGAAACAAAAACTAAATTTACTACAGACCTTATACAAGAAGATATTGTAAAATTTAATACATTGTT